CTCAGTTCAGGTCTCAGCTCATTGCAAGTACTCTATTTAAGTCACCAGCACTATCTGCTGGTGCTGGGCTAGTTCTGCCTCACTTTAATATGAGGGACTTCGGAACCACGAATGGAGATGTCGTTATTAAGTATATTCAAGAGGCTGATGTTATCTCAGAAGGCGTTCAAGTTGGTGCGACAAATTACGCATTAGGTGACGACAGTAATAAACCATCTCCTGGTGCTACCGGTGTTGGATTGCTTCAAGACATTGAGCGCGTACTTGAGAAAGGAAATACGTATCTTTACAGAATACAAAACTTAGACCAATCAAATGCAACGGCATTAACAGGTACTGCAACTTGGTATCAGGGCGAGCTTTCCATAGACACACCAATAGGCGACATATAGCCATACATGGTATAATTAACAAATTATAATCCAGCTAAAATCAATGGGGCTATGACGTGGCTATAAGTATCAATTCTACGATCAAAAAAGGCGATACAATTGTAACTGAGATAGTTGGCGGTGGTCGCGTGTACAATATGTACACAGTAACTGGATCTGAGCTAAACAACGCTGGCGCAGGAATTAAGTTGACTTCCGGCGCATATTCAGTGGCTCAAACTTGGTACGGCGTCAATAATGTAGGTGCTGATCATTTCGAGATAGTTCCTACCGCCGCAGGTGTAACCATACCACTTACATCTCCAAATCATGTGGTATCACTAACCATATTTGACAATTCTGGTGATGGCAATTCTGTGCCAGTAAACTACCGTCGAGATCGAACCACTGTTATTGATGTAATAGCGGCAAATGCTGACCTAACAGGAGCAAGCGTATTTAGTGTTTTCGTTGGAATGGGGGTTACTATTGCAGATGGACAGCAGCTTCAATATGAAAACGTTGATGACTCAGGAAATGCGGTAAGTTACGCCGACACAGGTATAGGTACATTTACTAGCGGAGGCAGATCAAGACATCGTGTCTGTTTATGGGATAGTGGAACTCTGTACGAGACTTACGTCGAATTTGATGATGATGGTTTGGCTGGAGATCCGGCTATATCAGTGTCACTTACAGAGCAATCAACAAGCCCAACATATGATGGCCGATCACCATCTTCACTAAGACCAGCAGCAGATCGACCCTTTGGTGCTGACTTATGGAATATTAAAGAGTTATCCTTAGTTGGTGCTTGTAGAATACCAAATGGAACATTTAATGATGGATCTATCAGGTACAACTCTAACTGTTATTTCCATTATGATAATGCTAGGAATTCCATTTTTGTAGCCGGCGCGCAGGTTAGCTCAGGTGCTGGTGCATTGATGGTCGGTGAATTTTCATTACCTGAATTTATTAACTCTACAGATCATAGTGCGCTTAATGTAGCAACAAACACACAGCCATTTTATAACGTGTTTTTAGGATCAGATGAGGCTGTTGGATTTCCGTATTTGGACAGAATAACTGGGATCTACTCGAACGGTACCGATTCAGAATTAATAGTTAATGCAATCAACTGGTATGACAACTTAAACAGACCTGAAACTACGGTTGTTATTAACGACAAAACAAGCATTTCAACAAGTTCAATTGATGGCTTGTATGATTTGGCTGGTGGTAGATCCGCAGCGGGTTGGATTGGCTCAATTCCAACAGAAGATCAAGCGGCGTTTGGTTGTGCACACTTCTATGGCTATGCAGCTAACGACTCTATTGATGGGTCACTGAGCATCGGGCCTAGTTGTCGAGGTCTAGATTTAACTGATTTAACAGCTAATCCAAGTTTAAATGGTGCTATTTCTGATCAGGGTATATTTATGAATTACCCATATGATCCTACTGGTGCGACTCACATTATGGGTGTTGATCATGCAACAATAACTAATGCTGTGTATAACAAGACAACAACTATTAGGTCGATGGCATTTTTGCCAAGCACCGATACGATAATGTGCGTTGGTAAAAATGATGGCTTGCGATGGGGTGAGCAATACAAAATTGCAAATGACGCAGGCGACCCATTGAGCGGTGGTGACTCCCCTTTCGTTAAATCAGACCGATATAATTATTACTGGTTGTTTAAAAAATCTGACGTTTTAGCTGCGACAAATCCATGGGATATAGAACCGTATGACTTTGGCGTTTTAAATCTGCCATTCATGGAGATTGTTGACGCTGAGTATGTACCAGAAGGATATAGCATGATGATTGGTGCAAGCTTTGACCCGATTGGCGGACATTGGTACTTCTTGCTGGATAGAGTTGGGCCGAATAATGATGGCGCTGAGGATCGCGTCCTACTTAAGTATGGAGTGTAATAAATGGCTAATCAAGTAACGCTCACAAATTGCCGCATTGTTTTTGCTAACGCATTGGTCAACACCCTAAACGGTAGCTCGCAAGGTGACTGGGAGCTTAATTTTAGCGTTTACATGCCAAGTGGCGATACATCAAATGAGCGACTAATGGGCACAATTGCTCAAGGTGCAAGCGCTAATCGGATTTATTTTTCAAGAGGTGCTACATCATTCACTATGCAGAATGCAGCGGCTGCTAGTGTTTCGTGGGGTAGTTTTCTATCTGATGTTGTTTTTGATGATGTAAATACGATCAAGATAGAGAAGTTAGCAGCAGCAACAATACCTACTCTGTACATAAACGGCGTATCTCAGGGTGTAGGAACATCAGCAGCAACTTGGCACACAGTACCGCTTTTTGGTAACTTGGGTGAAAACTTCAATACGTTCAGTGGACTGACTGTTAGCGCATTTAGCTTTATTGACAACGTTAATACCGCGAATAATATGATTTTTAGTTTCGACGGTGAGTCAGCTACTCCACCGATCAGCGAAACTGTTGATGGTGATAATCCTAGCTTTGCTGGTGCTGGTACCCCTATATGGTCAGTCGTTGGCGGTGGCAGTCCAAGTGCTGATACCGATGTTAACGAAGGAACATCAATAAATATTTACACTGGCGATGGATTGACAGGAACTCCCGTTGTTTATATTAATGGTGTAAGCGTACCATATACCGGCACGCTCCCAAATTTAGTTGTTCCAACTGACTTAACAGCATTATCCGACGTATCGCACTTATTTAATTTGAATTACCCTTTGACGCTAACTGTTGAGTACGACGCAGGAACGCTTGATTTTGGTAATATAATAATACGATCAAGAACAGGCTATTCATTAACCCAATTGACGTTCCCAGACACTGGTGCTGGCACGCTAAATGATGAAATAAGTGGCATATCATTAAATCACAATGACCTAGTTTACTACCCAATAGTTAGCGGCACAGAAGTTCTCGAAAATGGGTATTTTTACACAGATGCCGCTAGTGTTGACCTGGTTATTGGCAAGTTTGATGCTGGAGGATTGGGTGGCGGTGTTTTCTGGTATCCATACACACTAAATCTAAGTGCATACACTGGCCCAGACGTAACCAAGCCAGTAATAACATTAACTAGCGGTACAGACACAATTACAGCCGGTGATACTTGGGTCGATGCTGGTGCAACGGCTAGCGATAATGTTGACGGCGATATAACTGCAAATATCGTAGTGACTGGTTCGGTTGATGACACTACAGTAGGGACTTATTACAAATACTACAACGTAAGTGATGCGGCAGGCAATGCGGCTGACCAAGTAACGCGAACAGTCACAGTTAATCACGATGTTACGCCTGATGTACCAGACTTAGGAGCTGACACAACAGGTGCTGAGCCTAGCGCTTATGTGACTAGATCATTCGTTACAAGTGGAATCACAACTGCAATCGATTGGACTGCAACAGGTACCGCCGAAGTATCGCTAAGCTCAGGATCAGGTTTCGGCGCAAGTGTAAACGCTGGTAACGGTGTTACAATATACGTCAGACTGCAAGCCAGTGCTTCGTTTGGTGGAGTTGTATCAGGTGGTGTAGCTGGCGATTCATTCAGCGTAACGACTAGAGCGCAATTAGCGCCTGTATTGGCACCAACAAAGACAATCTACGCAAAAGTAGGACAAGCACTAAGCAGAACACTTACAATCGCAGGCGGTGATGCTGCAACGAGCTGGACGATAACTGGAGGCGCTGATCAAGCTAGTTACTCGCTAAGTAATGCGGGTGCACTAACACGGCTTGCTAACGATACTGAAGAAACAGAGACTATCACGGTAACGGCTACCAACGCAGCAGGAACGAGTAACACGCAGATGATTAGCATTGTTTGGAGAGCTGTTAATTCACTGCCTCCAGCTTACGGTTATGAACCAGAGGATCCTAAAGTATTGGTTCCAGCTTATGGCGCTTTAAGACCAACTAATGTGATATAATTCAAACTAATAAAATTTCGAGGCAAGAACATGGCAAGAACATATACAGTGATGGGAGTTGTTGGATCTGCACAGACAATCAGTGTTGATAAGGAGTTCTCTAATTGGACTGCGGCAGCAACCTATTACTCTGATCAATACATCACAGAAGTGACGCCATCTGCTGGAACTCTAACAGTGACTGGTCGAATTGATGGTGCAGGTGATGATAGTGACTTCACTAATGGATCAATAGACAGTACATCTCTAGGTGACTATGCGAGTGCTGCTGGGCCTATTAAAACAGTAACTGTAACACCAGCAGGCATTGTCGGTGCTACGCATTATAAACTTAAAATTACCGGTACAAAGTAGTCTCATCAAATCTTAATTTTAATCAATGATATAATAGAGCCTATACTTTTATAGGCTTTTTTTATGGCTACAGAAAATTTTACTGGGTTCGATGTTATTTCAGATGTTGGTGCAACAGCTAACTCTTATGTTTCTGTGGCAGATACAAAAGTATTTTGGCTTACTGATCCATACAAGATCATTGGCACGATAACCGATGAAGAAATAGCAAAAGCAGTCATTACTGCAACCAAGCAGATTGATCTTGTCTACGGCAAATCATTTAATGGTGAGTTGTACGACGAAACTTATTCTTTGTTTTTCCCAAGGCTTTATTTGTACGATTCTCGTGGAGTATCGATAACAGATTACACTATCTTCCCAAAAGAAATTGCAGAAGCAACAGCACTTCAAGCTTGGTATGTTTTGCAGTCAAATCGAGTTGCAGATAATAGTGTTACCGGCGTTAAAAAGCAGGGCATGGATGGACTTGGATATCAAGAATACTTTTCTCCAAATGCACAGCTAAGTGCAAAGCCTTCAATAATTCAAGATGAAGTTTCTCTCGTTCTTGAGCCATACGTGTCATCAGGGACTGGTAAATACTCAATGACTGTCGGGAGAGGTTAATGGCTGGTGCAAATGAGATATTTAATGAGCTATTTAAAAGCTTTCAAGCCAGTGAATTTTTTGCAGACGCATTCTATGAATTATCTTGGACTGAAGTAATCTCTGGCGCAATAGACAGAGAGACAGGCGTTAGAATTACAACAGAGAACACCTATTCATGCTCTGCTGCATTAACGAATCCATCAAAATCTGAAAGACCAATGGATAAGGTATTTAGTCAATATCAGATTGGCGATGTGGTTGTTATCGCAAGACAAGAAGAGCTTGAAAAGAAACCACCATTAGAACAGACAGTGACCTTTGATGGCCTTGAATACACATGTAAAGGCATTGCATCAGATCCAGTCAAAGTTTCTTGGAATCTATTACTGAGGCGATAATGTTTAAAGTTGAGTCCTTTGACGATGATTTATTGGCTGATGAGTTGTTCGATGAAATATCAACGGACATTCAGAAGATGGCAGGATACGCATCAGCGTATGTCGTCAAAAATAGCCCAGTAGACACAGGATTATTCAAAGGTAACTGGAACGTCTCTATAAACCAAGAATACGATGGTCAGTTCATCAATGAAGACCCGTCTGGCACAGAAACACTAGCTGGGATGATGCTTGACATTGGCGGATTTAACTTAAAAGAAGATAATATAATTTTCATACAAAACTCAGTCATGGACATAGAGTCAGGTAATTTATATGCACCTACTGTTGGCTGGGATTTCACCACACAAACAGCAGACTCGCTTGTTAGCGGAGCTGTTATTGTTGCTGCCGAGGCTATTAACTAATGCAGACTTTCAAGAAAGATTTAACACAGTTGTTTGTCGAGGGTTTTTCTGAGCCTTATATCTGTCACTTTCCAGATGGCTATCACAATGGCGCTCTTGATATTGGCGCTTCATACTTTGATATGAATAGCTTCACAGAGACCCCATCACAGCCCACTGATGACTATTGGATTAGAATGCTTGTTACAGAGGCGCTTACATTCAACTCAAGCATAACCGATGGTGTCAATAAGCATAAGAGAACGCTTGTATTTGTCGATTTCAGCGTGTATTGGCCTAACAGCAAGTCTTCCAAAGCAGTAGAAACAATAATTGAGCCAGCGCTTGATTTGATATACCTAAACAAGACGCTCAGAGGTAGTGACAACAGCGAGATATACTCACAACAAGATTCACCAAAAGACATTGTTCGCGTTATGCGAGCATCCGGTAGCAATAAGTGGAACGAGAAGACAATCCGGTATCCATTTGTTGTTAGGTATATATGATATAATTGAGTTTGTTTAATTTAATAAAAGGGGCTACAAATGCCAAATTCTATACAGGGGAACGCCGTATCATTTTGGGCAGTAGAACAGTCTACCCCTTCTGCTGGCGTTCCAGCAACACCGACTTGGAGTTCAATTCGACGCACTGGTGGCGATATTGACATACAGAAGTCATTCACCCAAAGCGAGATGGTTTCAACATCTCGCCAGCCAGGATATAACATTATCACTGGCTCCGATGTTTCAGGCTCTATCGACTCTGAACTTTCGGTCGCTGATCCACTACTTGAGTCTTTTGTTCAAGGCGCGCTGCAAGCTGATTCAGCAGCCGTCGTAAGCGCTACAGGATCTACAACTTTCACCAACGCGACTTCATCAATTAGTCAGGTTGGTGCTTTTGCTAACGCAGTTGTCGGTCAGTTCGTTGGTGCTTTCGGTACTGCAAATAACAATCGAGTATTTCGAATTACAAGTGTCGTGGATGACGATAACGTCAACGTTTCTCCTGCCCCCGTGGATGAAACGGTATCCGCAACACTGACAGGCAAGTCATATCGAAATTCAAACTTCGAGAAAGGCTTTGCTATTCAAAAGCGAATCCCAACAGACTCTGGAACAATTTATAAAACGTTTGAGGGTGTTCAAATTAACTCTCTTAATGTGAATCTTACAACAGAGTCAATCGTAACATTAACTTACGACATGATTGGCCTTGGTCAAGTTTCTGGGATCGCTCAGATTGCTGGATCAACTGACAATGCAGTTGATACGTCTCGTGTATCTGGATCGGTAAAAGATGTGCTTGAGTTTTGGGTTGATGGTATTCCTGCTGACATGGCATCGATTTGCTATACCGACTTCTCATTCTCTATTGAGAACGGAGCAGATGGTCAGCCTGCAATTGGCAAGGAAGGCGCTTGCTTAATTTCATTTGATAAGTCAAATGTTACTGGCAGCTTGGTGTCTTATGTTGATGGAACGAATACCACAACAGCGGATTCTGAAGTTAATAAGCGTGACAATGAGACGTTGTTTGGCCTTGGCGTAACGTTTAAAGATGTTGACGGAAACTATCTTGTTGTAAACATGCCTTCAGTTCAGTATACAGAGCTCACACGAGACAATACTGGCAATGGCGAGACACTGCAAAACAATGGTACATTTGGTGCTGTTGGTACGCCAGAAGGTTATGCGGTTGAATTCAACTTCATCGCTGCACCATAAAATTAATTGATATATAATGCAAGGCGTACTTAATGTACGCCTTTTACTTTTGGAGAAAAATATGCGTAAACTTAAAACTGGTTTTAAAGATCGAAGTGCAAAAGATGTTGAGTTTGATGGAGTCACTTTCAAGGTGAAGCCAATGTCTCAGGAGATAATGACTTCGTTCGCAATGTATACAAACGGCATGAAAGACACAATGTTGTCTTCTGGTCAGAAAAAAGAGTTTGTAAAAACTCACGTTGTTGGCTGGGATGATATGTACTTTGATGACGGTGAAAAGCTTGAGTATTCAGATGCTACAGCAGTTGAGTATCTAACTCATGATGATTACGATGACTTGCTCATGGTACTCTACTGGAAGTCAATTGAGATGGCTGGTGATCGTGAGAAAGAGATTGAAGAATCACGAGAAGTTGCAAAAAAGTAGTAAGTCATCAGCTTTTTGTTGCATCTGAGAAGAAGCACGCAATCGACAAGCTAATTAAGTCTGGAATGTTAAAAGAACCAGAATCAAATGATCTTGTTGATTTATGTGCTGGATGGTACTACTCAACAATAGAAGCCCGCGAAGTTGATCACATGAGTGGGCTTATTAAAAAGTTGACTTGGCGAGATGTTAAGGAGCTTCTTGAATACAGGCCGTCCCCAGTCCCAGTCAGGG